ATGCTCAAGTCTGTCACAACAGCAACTGTAAGTGGTGACAATACTGTTGAATTGCCTAGCGACTTTTTGCAGGTGCGTGATTTTGTTGTAATGACAAATCCAATTCAGCCACTTAGCTACTGTAGTCCATCAGCATTGTCTAATGACCCAAGAGCATCAGAAGTTGGTGTTCCTATGTCTTACACAATCCTTGCTAGTGAGTTCCAAGTGTCACCTGCACCTGATGGTGTTTACACAGTAAAACTCTTGTACTTTGCTGCGCCTCCTTACTTGTCTGACAGTAATACATCTAATGTATTCTTGACAAAAGCACCAGATGCTTTGCTCTATGCTTCTTTGATTGAAGCAGAGCCATATTTGTACAATGACGCAAGGATAAATACTTGGGGGACAATGTACGATAGGGCAATTTCTTCGCTAACGAAATCTGATGAAGAAGGGCAATATTCAGGCGTTCCTTTGGCTATGAAACTTACGCCTAGATAAGATGCTTGCTGAAGAACAAAAAGTCTTAAGAAGGGCTGCTCAAAAAAGATATGCGGAAAAGCATAAAGACAAAGTTTCTGCTGCCATAAAAAAATGGAATAGTGAAAACAAAGAAAAGATGCTTGATGCAGCTAAAAGACACTATGAAAAAATAAAAGATAACAATGAATTTAAAGCAAATAATTCATTAAAAACAAGAGAGTGGGCAAAGAAAAACCCACATAAAGTTCTTGAGCAATCTGCAAGAAAAAGAGCAACAAAGTTAAAGAGAGTTCCATGTTGGTTAACAAAACAAGACTTTGAAAGCATTAAAGAAATTTATCTTGAAGCAAAAGAATTAAGTGACAAAGAAGGAAAAAAATATCATGTTGACCACATCATCCCATTAAGAGGAAAATATGTCTCAGGTCTTCATGTTCCTTCTAATTTAAGAATTCTTCTTGCAGAAGAAAACATGGCAAAAAGTAATAAATTTTACATAGGACAAAATCATGGCTGAAATGTCAAACTACCTAGAAAATGCGCTGATTAACGGCACATTACGAGCAACTAGCTACACAGCACCAACAACTGTGTATGTGGCTCTATATACATCTGACCCAACTGATGCAGATACAGGAACAGAAGTTTCTGGAACTAACTATGCTCGTCAAGCTGTGACATTTGGCTCACCTAGCAATGGTGTAACAACTAACTCTGCTGCTGTTGAGTTTCCTCAAGCTGGTGGTTCATGGGGAACAGTTAGCTACATTGGTTTGCGTGATGCGTCCACAGCAGGTAACTTGCTGTATCACACAGCATTAGATGCAGCTAAGACAATTTCAACTGGTGATGTGTTCCGTATTGCCACAGGTTCTTTGTCTGTAACATTGGCATAAGATGGCTGATTTACTCCCTCCGTGGACGATAGACTCGCTTGACAATTTAAAGTCAAGCATAGATGACCTGACTCTAACTTTAGACAGTTCTCTATATATAACTTCTGTTACTCGGTGGGATGCTTATGGTTCTGTAACTGCTTCTGCAAGCGTTACGGCTAGTGGAACATTAGTTCAAAATGCTAGTGCATCAATAAGTTGTACAGCAACTGTTACGGCAGATGCTACAAGGATTCAATACGCAAATGCAAGCATAACGGCAGATGCAACAGTTTCTGCAAGTGGTCAAATTGTTATCTCTGGTAGTGCATCAGTAAATGCTGAAGCTACATTCACAGCTAATGGTGGATTGATAGCAGAAGGCTCTGCAAGCATAGAAGGAACTGCAACAGTAGATGCAACAGGTACATTGGTAAATAATGTAAGTGCCTCTATAACTTGCTTTGCTACTGTGACTGCTAATGGCGTTATTCTTGGTGAGAATTGGACTCCAGTAGAGGGAGACACAAATACATGGACTCCAGTATCTGCTAATGACAATACATGGACTGAACAGTCTCAAGGAAGTAATACATGGCTACTACAAGGGTAACATTTGGCGAATGGATGCCTGACCAATCAGGTATTTCTGGCGCATTGACAGACGCTAAGAATGTGGTGTCTCAAGCTATCGGTTATGGCCCATTTCCTACACCTGTATCTTTATCAAGCGCAGCAGCAGAGAACTTAACTTCTTTGTATGCTGCCAAAGCACCTGATGGCAACACAGTATTGTTTGCTGCTGGTGCATCTAAGATTTACACAGTTGGCGGTACTGGCACTCTTACTCAGGTAAATACAGGTTTGACTACTGGCTCAAACGACAGGGTAAGGTTTACTCAGTTTGGCAAGAGCGTCATTATGAGTAACAACGCTGAAAAGCTAAAGTCATGGGTGCTTGGTAGTTCTAGCACTTTTGCTGAAGTAGATGCTTCTGCACCTATTGCCAAGTACATCACAGTAGTCCGTGACTTTGTGGTTGTGGCTAATACTTATGAGAGTTCTGTTCAGCAACAGTATCGAGTTCGCTGGTCTGCCATCAATGATGAAACAGATTGGACAGAGGATGTAAACACACAATCTGATTATCAGGATATTCCTGATGGTGGTCAGATTATGGGGATTCGTGGTGGTGAGTTTGGTTTAGTTCTGCTTGAGCGTTCTATTCACCGAATGACCTATGTAGGTACGCCATTCATTTTCCAGTTTGACAACATCTCTCGCAACAAAGGATGTATGGTTTCTGGCTCTATTGCTCAGTACCAAGGTATTACATTCTTCTTGTCAGACGATGGTTTCTATATGTGTGATGGACAGAATGTCATACCAATCGGTGCTGAGAAGGTTGATAGGTTCTTCCTGAGTGACGCTAGTGAAACAGACTATCCATCAATGTCTGCTGCAATTGACCCTGTTCGTAAGTTAGTCATTTGGAACTATAAGTCTGTTGACGCTAATCGTAAACTGATGATTTATAACTTTCAAACTAAGAAGTGGACTTATGGCGATGCAGGAACAGACTATCTTGGTGAGGCATCATCTGGTGCTTTGACGCTTGAGGAATTAGATTCTGTGTCTGCTTCTATTGATGCAATGACTACAAGTCTTGACTCATTGCTGTATGTCGGTGGTAAGTATTTCTTAGGTGGTACTTTTGGCACTAGGGTTTACTCTTATACAGGGACTAGCCTAACAGGAAGTATTGCCACAGCAGACATTGATATTGGTGCAAACTCAGTAGTAACTTTAGGCAGACCTATTGTTGACAATGGTTCTGGTTCATTGTCTATTGCTTCACGCACATTGCTAAACCAGTCTGTAACTTATGGGACATCGACTGCTGCCGACTCAGAGAATAGGGTTTCTTTGCGTAGTGCTGGTAGGTATCACAGATTGAAGTTGACACCAACTGGTGCTGCTTGGAAAACTGCTGTAGCTGTGGATGTGGACATTACATCACAGGGAGTTCGCTGATGTTTAGAAGCCTACCTGCTTTTGGTGGTGACCAACGAGCCGTGGCAGAGGTTGTCCGTGGCATCATGGATGGCAAAACCAATAACACAGGGACTATTACTTTAGCGACTGGTGGTGCAACTACTACCACTTTGACAGACCGAAGAATAGGCCCAGACAGCGTGATTGTCTTTGTTCCTGCTTCTAGTGCTGCAAATGCTGATTCTTCAAGAATCTACACAAGCGCACAAGGTCAAGGCACAGCCACAGTAAACCATGTGACTAATATCGTTGCAAATAAGACTTACAGATATGCAATTATTGGTTGATTTTCATAAATTATGTATAATGGATTCCGTGGATGACCCATCTTGGAATCCGAAACTCTAGGAGTAAAGATGGCTACTACTACCACATCTCAAATTGACCCAACAATCCAACCATATCTAGGTTATGGATTGCAACAAGCACAGCGTCTGTATCAGTCTGGTGGCCCTCAATACTATGGTGGCCCTACATTTGTAAGCCCATCGACTACCACTCAGACTGGTTTACAGGCTCTTGAGGCTCGTGCTTCTTTGGGTAACCCATTACTCCAGTCTGCTCAGAATCAACTACAAAGTACAGTTTCTGGTAATTTCTTGGGTGGCAATCCTTTCTTTCAAGGTGCGTTCCAACCTGCTGCACAAGCTGCTGAGACTCAGTTTAAACAGACTTTAGGTGACATTGCATCTAAGTCTAGCTTGGCAGGTCGTTATGGCTCTGGTGCTATGGGTCAGTTGCAAGACCGAGCCACAGGCGCATTTGGTCAACAGTTGGCTAATACTGCTGGACAGTTGGCTTACCAGAACTATGCAGATGAGCGAGCAAGACAGCAAGCCGCTACATTGGCTGCCCCTGCAATGTCAAGTGCTGACTACCAAGACATTCAGAATATGTTGCAAGCTGGTCAAATCCGTGAAGGTTACACAGGTCAGCAACAACAAGCAGACATTGCTAAATTCAACTTCTTGCAAAACCAACCACAACAGAATTTGCAGAACTACCTGTCATTGGTCTATGGCAACCCACTAGGACGAGTAGCTTCATCTACTACTAGCGGTACACAAGATACATCTACATTGCAAAACGCTTTGGGTTTGGCTGCTGTTGGTGGTGGCTTGTACAAGAATCTAGGTGGTCAACAAGGCATTAGCAACTTGTGGAATAGTGCATCTAATTGGTTGAGTGGTAGTGGTGGATTCGGAACAGGTGTTGCTTATGGTAATCAAGACCTTGGCACATTCTTGTAAGGACTAACATGGCTGGACTATTAGACATTTTCGGTACGAGTGGCGCAGACACAATGGGTCTGTTGGGTATGTCGCAAGCTGACATTGCTCGTAATCGTGACGATGCACAAGCACAAGCACTCTACGCATTAGCAGGACGTTTGTTCCAAGGTGGCAACACAGGTGCTTCTATTGCTGAAGGTTTGCAAGCAGGTCAGAAAGCATATCGTGGTGGTATGCAAGGTGCATTGCAAGAACAATTGCAGAATGTCCAATTGCAAGAAATGTTGCGTAAGCGTCAGCAAGAGCAACAGCAATTAGCTGAACAACAGCGTATTCAAGGCGTTATCCAAGGTGCTGTCACCAAGCCACAAGAGATTTATGGCGAAGACATGATGGGTAATCGAGTGGGTGAAGGCATGACTGCACCTACCTTTGATTTGCAACGAGCCGTTCCTCAATTGATGGGAACAGCAGAAGGACGCAAGACTTTATCTGAGTTGGTTGCTGCTCAAAAGGCGATGCGCCCAGAAGGTTATACGCTTGGCGAAGGTCAAGTTCGTTACGAGATTGGTGCTGATGGCAAGCCTATGGCTGTGGCTCAAGGCGCACCAAAGCGTGAGCCAGTACCAAGTGCAATTGCTGAATACAAGTTTGCTCAAGACCAAGGCTATAAAGGTTCTTTCCAAGACTTTGAAATTGCTAAAAGGGCTGCTGCTGCACCTAAGTTAGCTGTAGATTTGAAAGACCCAACAGCAGTAGCAAAAGCACAATCTGATGTTGTTAAAGATTGGCGTAGTGTTGTAAAAGATACTGGTGCAATGGAAGTTGCTGACAGATTTAAAGCAGCACAACAAGCAGTTAAATTAGGAAATGAAGGAAATAAGGCTGCTGATGGTGCGCTTGTCTATGCTATTGCAAAGATTTATGACCCATCTGGTGCTGTTCAAGAAGGTGATAAAAAGACTATTCTTGGTAATAGGTCAATTCCTGATACTGTTAGAGCAGTTGCTCAAAAAGCATTTAATGGACAAGATATTCTTCCATCTGAAAGACAGCAACTCATCAACATGGCATCTAACATTGTTGCTGAAAAAGCTAAAAACCTTGAAGCACAAAAAGCACCTTATACAAATATCTCTCAGCAGTTAGGTGGTAATGGCTCATTGTTGCTAAATCCACTTGTAGACGCATTAACTGCGCCAGTTGAAAGACCAACAGGTATGCCATCTTTGGCTGACATTCAAGCTGAGATTGCTCGTAGAAAGAAACCATAATGGACTTAACCAAACTGTCAGATGATGATTTGATGGCTTTGCAGTCAGGCGACTTGTCAAAAGTCTCTGACGCAGGTTTGGCTGTTCTTGGCGGTGTTGAAGCACCAAAGCCAACTAAGAGAATGACAAGAGAAGAAGCAATCAAAGAGATTACTACTTCTCCTCGTCCAGAGCAAATGCAACTTGGAAGTGCTAGTGACTTTGGCAGACAATTAGGTTTAACAGGACGAGCAGCATTAACTGGTGCTTTGTCTATTCCTACAATGGGTGCTGATGCTCTGACAGGGCTTATCAATCTGTTGGCTGGCAGACAGGTTATGCAACCTACTAGCCAAGGCTTACAGAACTTGATGACACAAGCAGGTGTGCCTACTCCTAGAACACCACAAGAGCGTGTCGTTCAAGATGTGACAAGCGCAGGTTTTGGCGTGGCTGGCCCTGCATCTGTGGCTAGGAATATGCCATCAGCAGTACAAGAATTCTTTACTAAGAGTTTAGGTACTCAGGGTGCTGCTGCGACAGCAGGTGCATTGGCATCTGGTGCTGCTCGTGAGAGTGATGTTGGCCCTGTTGGTCAAACGCTTGGTGCTTTGATGGGTTCTATTAGCGCAGGTGGTGCTGTAGGTGCTGCACCTATTGTTGCTAGAACTTCTAAAGAGATTGTTCGTCCATTTACCCAAGCAGGGCGTGAAGTTATTACAGGCAATGTATTGCGTAACTTGGCTGCTGATGCTGAACAAGCAATCAAGTCTGGTGAAACATATGTTCCTAAGATTGGTGGATATACACCGACTACTGCACAAGCCACTCGTGATATTGGCTTGATTAACGCTGAGACTGCGTTAAGAGGCATGGATAACACTAAGGCTCGTTTTGCTACACAGGCTTTAGAAGCTAACCAAGCGCAAATGGCTATTTTGAATCGTCTTGCTAAAGATGATGATGCACTTACGGCAGCAATTAAAAAGCGTGAAGAAGTAACTGCGCCATTGCGTGAAGGTGCATTTGCTAACTCTACTGTTGACCCAGACACATTCCAGTCTGGTGTAGCTTTGACAGTTAACAAGACTATTGATGACATTCTGAACTCACCTGTTGGTAAGCGTCAGACTGTTATTTCTGTTTTGAACGATGCCAAAGACGATATTGCTCGTGCAACTACACCTGCTGAACTTTATGAGATTCGTAAAGATTTAAGGATTGCTGCACAAGGTTTGTTGGATAAGTCTGATAGGGGTGGCCCAACTGCTGGCGCATACAAAGCAGCAAAAGAGCCACTCAATGCAGTCATTCGTGCTGTTGACGATGCTATTGAAGCAGGTGCTACTGGCTACAAAGACTACTTAGCTAAGTATGCTGCTTCTAGCAAAGGAATCGAGCGTCTTGAGGCTGCACAACAGTTTAAGGGCAAGGTTCTTTCGACTACTCCTGACCCATCACGAGTTAACGATTATCTGATTTCGCAACCTAAGTTTTTAAATGCTATTCGTTCTGCTGAGAAAGAAACAAAACTTTCTAATACGCAATTGGCAGTTTTGAAGCGTGTTGCTGAAGACTTAGATAGCGGTGTACTTGCTCGTGCTACTAAGCCAATGGGTTCTGATACATTTAAGAACATGAGTACCGCTAATGTGATTGGTGGCATGATTGGCAAGCAAATGTTTGGCGATGTTCCTCAAGCCTTGCAAAAGGTTTCTGCACCAATGAATTGGCTGTATAACGGCACAGACGATGCTATTCGTGAGTTGTTGGTTAATGCAATGCTAGACCCTAAACTTGCAGCTAACCTGATGAAAAAAGCATCAGTTATGACAGTAGAGCCTCTCAATAGAGAGTTACAGCGTAAGGCACTTGCTTTGGGTTATGGTGCTGCATTTGGATTAACGGAGTAAAACATGGCAAAGACAAAGATTAGCGAGTGGAGTGCAACTCCATCAAACAACACAGACATTGATGGCATTAACATCGCAGAGGGCTGTGCGCCATCTGGTATTAACGATGCTATTCGTGAGATGATGAGCCAGATTAAAGACTGGCAAGCAGGTACATCTGGCGACTACACAGCGGTTTCTGCTGGTGGTACAGGTGTAGGCACTCTGACAGGCATTGTTAAGGGTAATGGTACTTCAGCGTTTAGTGTTGCTACAGCAGGGACTGATTACACAAGTCCTACTAGCACAGAGACGATGACCAACAAGACTCTGACAAACCCAACAGTAACCAACTATGTAGAGACTCCTTACTCTGCTAATAGTTCTACTGCTATTACCATTGCTCTGACTAACGGCACAGTACAGATTATTACCTTGACAGGTAACGCTACTATCACAATGCCAACAGCTACAAGTGGTAAGTCTTTCATCATGTACTTGAAGCAAGACGCTACAGGCTCACGCACAGTTACTTGGTCAACAGTTAAGTGGGCTGGTGGTACTGCACCGACAATTACATCTACTGCAAGCAGACAAGACATTCTCAGTTTCTTTGCTGATGGCACAAACTGGTATGGGGTAGTTGTCGGACAAAATTACACACCATAAGGACTGATAAATGTTTGCAGCATCTAAAACAGACTCAGTATCTGGTGGCTATCAAATCTCACGCAGTTTGCGCTTTAACAGCGCAGATTCTGCTTATCTAAGCCGATTACCTGCAAGTACGGGGAATCGTCAAACATATACATGGAGTGGTTGGGTTAAAAGAAGCACGCTTGGCGCTAGAAATGGAATATTTGTTTGTGTAAATGGTGGCGGTACTACTTATGCGGGAATTGAATTTAACGCATCAGACCAATTAACTTCTTATGATAGCAACGCAAGTAGTACAACAAGCGTTGTTACTACGCAAGTGTTTCGTGATGTATCTGCTTGGTATCACATTGTTTATGCTGTTGATACAACTCAAGCAACTGCTTCAAATCGAGTAAAACTGTATGTTAATGGCGTTCAAATAACAAGTTTCTCAACTGCTGATTACCCGCCACAAAACAGCAATACATACATCAATTCTACTAATTCACATTCAATTGGTAGTTGGCAACCTATTACTGGTTTAAATTTAAATGGCTACATGACCGAGATAAACTTCATCGATGGTCAAGCCTTAACCCCATCATCATTCGGTGAAACAAACGCACAAACAGGCGTATGGCAACCTAAAGCCTACTCAGGCTCATACGGCACTAACGGCTTCTATCTGAACTTCTCAGACAACAGCAACACAACAGCAGCTACATTGGGTAAAGACTACTCAGGTAACAGCAACAACTGGACACCTAACAACTTCAGCGTGACTGCGGGTGCGGGTAATGACAGCATGGTTGACAGCCCAACATCGTATGGAACTGATACTGGTGTGGGTGGGACTGTGCGTGGTAACTACGCTACTTGCAACCCGTTGCTTGGCTCAACTGCAACTCTGTCCAACGGCAACCTAGACATTGTTGTTGGAACAACTGCAACCAAGGTGCTTGCGACTATCGGTATGTCATCAGGCAAGTGGTATTGGGAATACTCATACACATCCCTTACTGGTGATGGCATATCAGGTATTGCAACAGCACAAGCAAGTATTACAGCCCATGTGGGCTTGGATGCTTATAGTTGGGGATATGTTGCTGGTACTGGTAACAAGGCAACAAACTCAGCCAGTTCAGCGTATGGTGCTTCATACACAACTGGTGATGTGATTGGTGTTGCATTTGATGCTGATGCAGGGACATTAGTGTTCTATAAGAATGGAACAAGCCAAGGCACAGCGTATAGCAGTTTGACAAGTGGCCCATACTTCCCTGCGTTTGGTGACAATGCGGCTGGTTCTAGTTCATCTTTGAATACCAACTTCGGTCAACGCCCATTTGCCTACACAGCCCCAAGTGGCTACAAAGCACTTTGCACACAGAACTTGCCAACGCCTACGATTGGGGCGACTACGGCTACGCAAGCGGGTAAGTATTTCAACCCTGTTTTGTACACAGGTAATGGCGGCACGCAGTCTGTAACTGGTGTTGGCTTTCAGCCAGATATGACTTGGATTAAAGTCAGAAGCACAACTTATGACCATCAACTTGTGGATGCTGTGAGAGGTGCTGGTAAATCACTTTTTTCAAATCTTACAAATGCTGAAAGTACTCTCAACACTTTAACTTCATTTAACTCAGATGGATTTACTGTTGATGCAACTACATACATTGGTACAAACGCCTCTGGACAAACATTCGCGTCATGGAACTGGAAAGCCAACGGCTCTGGCTCAACCAACACATCAGGTTCTATAACTTCTTCAGTAAGCGCAAACACTACGAGTGGGTTTAGTGTGGTGACTTATACAGGCACAGGAACTACTGGAACTATTGGTCATGGCTTGGGTGTAGCACCAAGTATGATTATTGTTAAATGCCGTAGCAATGGCACAACAAACTGGTACACATATCACATATCAATTGGTAATACAGGTGCGCTTGGTCTTAATCTAACTGACGCAACAATTACCAGTTCTGCTTTTTGGAATAACACATCGCCTACATCTTCAGTATTTACTATTAGTGGCGCATCAGGCGAACTAAATGGTAGTGGAAGAACTTATGTGGCATATGCGTTTGCTGAAGTAGCAGGGTATAGCAAGTTTACTAGTTGGACTGGTAACGGAAGTGCTGACGGGCCATTCATTTTCACAGGCTTTAGACCCGCTTATGTTTTAGTCAAGCAAGCCACTGGTGGTGGTGAGGGTTGGTATGTGTTTGATAATAAACGCAATGCTTACAATGTTGCTAACACGCTTTTAAGCCCAAATAGTAGTGCAGCAGAAATTACTGGTGACTATGGCATTGACATGGTTTCTAATGGCTTCAAAATTCGCAATTCTCAAGGTTTTATTAACTCTAGTGGCGTGACATATATTTGCGCCGCCTTTGCTGAATCGCCATTTAAATATTCCCTCGCACGATAGGACTCAATATGTACGCTTTAATTTCCAATGGACAAGTCACCCAAGTTGGTGAACTATCAATTCTCTTTCCAAACACATCAAACCCTACTCACGCATTTGCTATTGAGCAAGGTGCTTTAGAAGTGGTTGAAGGTGAGCAAAAAGACCAACGCTTCTATTGGGTGACTTTTGACAAGTACGAAGTAACTGGAAATGTCGTTACTCGCACTTATGTCAATACGCCAAAGGCTTTAGAAGATGTGACTGAGACACCAGAAGGTCAGACTGAGCCAGTCACGACTAAGGGTTTGAAGTCACAATGGATTGCTCAAGTTAAGGCATCTGCTAACTCACAACTGGCATCGACTGACTGGATGGTCATTCGTAAGGCAGAGCGTGATGTAGCTATTCCTGCTGATGTAATTGCTGAACGAGCAGCCATCATTGCTGACTGTACGGCTAAAGAAGCAGCTATTACAGCTTGCACAACTATGGACGCTTTTATTGCTGTAGTTGCACCTGTGACTACTGGTGAGCCATGATGGACGAGACAGAAGCAAAACTAAACTCTCATGTCGATGTTTGCACACTTAGATATGAGATGTTATGCGCTAGGATTAAACGCCTAGAGAACATCATGCTTGCTGTGTCTGGTGTAATGTTGACTAGCATGGCTGGCATCATTTTCACGAGCCTAAAATGACTGATTGGGCTGAAGCATTTATTGCAGCAGCCTTTGTCGTTTGTTTTGTTATCTTTTGTAGTTACATCGTAATCTGGGCATTTCCATGATTCCATTAGACCCCATAGCAGCATTAGATGGTTTGCAAAAAGCCATTGGGATGGTCAAGAAGGCTAGTAAGGTAGCCAATGACCTAGGTGGTCTAGCCCCGATGTTGGGGCAGATGTTCAATGCAAAGAGCCAAGCTACCAAGGCAATGCTTCAAGCCAAGCGTGAGAAGACTGGTAGCAACATGGGTACAGCACTTCAGATTGAGATGGCTCTTGAGCAAGCCAGAGCATTTGAAGAAGAACTCAAGATGTTGTTCATGCAGACAGGCAAGATTGACGTATGGAACAAGATTAAGGCTCGTCAGGCTGAGATGGACAGAGATGATGCAAAAGAGATTGCAGCACTAAAAGCCGAGGAAAAAAAAGCCAAGCAAAAGGCACAAGACGAGATGGAAATGGTGGCTCTTATTGGAGGAATTGCGTTCGTAATTCTTCTAATTGGTATCGGCATAAATGAAATGATGGATTTCTGTCAAGCAACTAAACGCTGTGGACGATGAATGAGTATCAGAAACAATTTGATACATTCCTCAAAATATTTGTGCGCTTGTGTGTGGCGTGGTGGGTGCTTGGTTTTCTCCGCTTTCTTCCAAATGACTTGTCGGACAAGATAGTAAATCTACTTTTGAGCAAGGTGGGACTAGGATGAAAATATCTACTTATCAATCTAATGCTCAGATGCTGAGAGAAAGTCAGAGAGTTCTGCATCAGCAATATCTTGAATCTATGAAGCAATTAAATCTACAAGTTGACTACAGAAAAAAGGTTGAGCAAATCAAAACTCAATGGATAAAACCTAATTCTGTGGATGTGATGGTATGAGATATTTACTCCTACTACTTCTGTTGACTGGTTGTGAAGACAGGTACAGGTACAAGTGCCAGAATCCTGACTACTTCCATGCTGAAGAATGTCAGAAGCCTAAGTGCTTATTTACTCAGCAATGCCCAGAATACTTAGTAGCACCAATTCTTGAGAAAAAGGTTGGAGATGTACAACCAACACCACAGGAAGCACCAAAATGAAACTTGATGAAGTTAAAAGTACAGAGGAGATGATTGAACTTCTAAAAGTTTATGGATGGCTTTTTGCTGTTGTGATTGTAATGTTGGTGTTTGGCTTGACAGTTTTTGCAATGCTTTACTCTGTGATTTTTGTGACACAGCCAATCAAAAGCATGGCCCCGATTGACCAAGCGTTCACCAAACTCTTAAACGATGTTGTGCTGTTGCTTGTTGGAAGTATCAGTACATTGATTGGTATGTTTGCCATCAACAAAGGGGCTAAATCGTTCGCAGAGAGGTTGAATCCAACTCCTCCTATGCAACCTATGTGTCAACCAATGCAAGGCTCATATGGCTCATCTTATGCGCCTCCACAATCATCTTATGGTTTGCCTAGTCAACCATTCGGTGCTATGCCAGTTTGGAAGAATCCAGAACTAGATGAATCATGGACTCCTCCCCCTCCTCCAACTACGCCTCCAGAGCATCTTGAGGATGATGGTGAGCGTGAGGAAATTGCACAAGCAAGAAAAGAGGCTGACTAATGTTACCTATCCCATTACCTTGGTTGATTGTTGGTGTTCTCATTTCCTTGTTTGGAACTTACAGGGTAGGTCATCATTATGGCTGGCTAGAGCGTGATAACGACATGAAAATAGCCATTGCTAAGAAGAATGATGAGGCTCGTCAGATAGAGCAAAACATGACTGAGAAACTTAATCAACAATCTGCAAAATTACAGGAGGCTAATAATGCTATTAACCAAAAAACTACTGCTCTTGCTGTCGCCAATCGTGCTGGTAAGTTGCGCCTCTGCCCCACAAGTAACATACAAGCCTCCGCAAGTCCCTCCACTACCAACGCAGATACAAAAGCAACCAGTCAACCTGACAGACCGACTGACACAGCTTCTGATGCCGAAAGAGCAACCATCGATGCCATCGCAGAAATAGTTGCACAAGGCGATAAGAATACTGCTGCACTCAATGCTTGTGTTGACTCGTATAACTCAATGAGAGATTTGTTAAATGGTAAGTCCTGACCAACTAAAAAAGATGCACATTGACCCATCTCTAGCAGATGCGTTCAACGAGACATTCCAAAGATTCGGAATCAACAGCCCTGTTCAACAAGCAAGCTGGATTGGTCAATGTGGGCATGAGTGTGGGAACTTTAAGATTCTTGAGGAAAACCTAAACTATCGTGCTGCTACGCTGTTAAAGCTGTTCCCTAGAACACCAAAGAGAGCGTGGGGTTTTACGCCAGAGGAAGCTGCTGCATACGAGAAGCAACCACAAAAGATAGCCAATCGAATATATGGCAATCGTATGGGAAACAGGGATGAAGCGTCTGGGGATGGGTATCGTTTCCGAGGCTCTGGATTTCTTCAGTTGACTGGTCACAGCAACTTCTATCACGCAGGTCAAGCCTTGGGTGAAGACTTTGTTATGCAACCAGAGTTAGTCAGAACACCTAAATACGCTGCTATGACAGCAGGATGGTTCTGGCAGACACACAAGC